ATGTAGCTCTGAAGGTTGCCACCCGTGCGAGACTTCCACCGGCTGAGGTCCCCGTGCATGGCCTCCAGGTCGGTATCCGAGATCACCGGATACAGCCGGAGCCGCACCAGGTGGGCCTCCCGGGTGAACGTGTAGGTTTGCCCGTCGGACATGACCAGGGCCCAGCGGATCTGCCACAGGTCCGAGAGGTTTTTTGACTCGGGAAGGGTGGCCGCCGTCACCGTGTAGGTAGCCTTGGAGCTGGCCACCGTGACCGCTGCACCGTCCACGACCTTGGTCCCCTCCTCGTCGTAGATCGTGACCGTGCCAGACGTGGGCGCAGAGATGGCCCCGTCTCGGTAGATCGCGGCCTCGATCTCGTTGTCCTGGTTGCGTACCAGAAACTCCGGAAGAGGGAACCGCGGCGCATAGTCTGTGAACGGCACGAGCTACCCCCGGGCCANGTCTTCGACGACGCCACGGAGGCCCAGCGCGTCCAGGTGCGAAGCGAGGACGGGCGTNCCCTCCCCGTCTGCGATGCGCTGGCGCACGGCGTCCAGGGTGGCCAGGTAGTCCGCCAGCGGGATCGCTATTGTGACAAATTCCACCGCCTGGGAATCGGCGGGATTGATCGCGGCCAGGTGGCCGGAGCGGGTGCGGGTAGCTGTAGACATTAATCCTCCCGCGGGGCGCCCACTGAGAGCTTGATCTTGCTGATACCGATAGACACGCCGTCACCCGTAGCAGCCGAGAAGGCGTGTAACGTGACACCTAGCCCGGTCGAGTAGTCCCCGGTGCCCGTGTTGCCACTGCTGGCGATCTGCCCGTGCCCGATGGTGTCGGCGGTCCAGGTGCCCCCGCTCGTGAGGTCCGAGGCAAAGTCGGTCCCACCGTTCAGCAGGGCCAGGCGGTCCCGGCGGCTGTCGATCAGCAGGAGGGCCGCGCTCGAGGGTGCGGCCGTCGGGGAGATGATCAGCTGGTCCGAGTCCGTCCAGGTCTCACGCCTCCACACGTAGGTGGATCCGCCCTGGTGGTTGATCCCAATGTCGTTCGATCCGTCATCCGTCAACACGCTACCCACGGGGGCCGCGCCGAACCGGAGGGACTCGGACTCGGAGGCGCTCGCACCGTTGATGGTGAGGCCCGAATAGAGGACCTCGGCAAACCATCGATCCCGCACCCAGTCCGGTTGCGAAGAGAACGCGGGCTCCACCTGGACATTTATGTATCCAGCCGCCCCGCTGCCGCTGTACTCCACCCCGGACAGCTTGATCGGCGGGCTGGCTGAGGCGTCGCAGACCACCGACCAGCCCGAGGCCATATCTCCCACAACCGTCACCACAATTGTGGCCCGAGCTGTCACACCGTCGGAGGCGTAGAGCGTATGAGACCCGGCCGTGGTGATTGTCTTGGCCGTGAGGTCAGACGTCGCATCCCACGTCTCCAGCTCGGTGACGCTGCTGTCGCCTCCGCCGCCGCTTGTGGTGTGTGTGTGGATGGGCACGGCCTAGGACTCCAGCACCTGGCCGGTGGGGGTGCCCGCGGCCGCCTTGAGTTCCAGCCGCCACCCGCTGCCCAGGGCAGCCGAGCCCCGGGGGAGGGTGAACGTATAGGACTGGCTGGCGCCGATCGGAATCTCGATCACGCTGTCGGCCGGGTCCTTGATCTTGATCGTTCCTGCGACAAGTGCGCCCGAGTCAAGAAAGGAGACTTCAACCTGGGTGGTCCCAGACTCCAGGGACAGCGCGGTCCCATAGCTGGTGGTTTGTGCCTGTGTCTGGATCCGCGCCATGGTTCAGCCTTTCTTGCGACGCTCNAGCCGCTTGATCGNCTCNACTGCCTTGGCCCTGGCCTGGTCAGCCGGGACGCCTGAGTCTCTCACGCGCCGGGCTAGCCTGTCGACCGCCTCCCGGCCTCCCTTGCGCTCCCCGCTCATGCGTCCACCTCGGGGGCTGCCTTGGGCCGCTTGGGGCGTCCTGGGCGCTTGGGCTTGTAGGTGCCCGCCATGGCCTCGTGGTGCTGGCGTAGGCGCTTGGCCCGGGCCTGCAACATGGCGTTGTGGGGAGAGTTGGCCGCGGTGGCCTCTGCGCGCTCCAGGCGGGCCGCGTGGCGTCGCAGATGATACGTGCGGATATTCTTAGACATGGGGGCCACGATGCCCGAGTCTCGCAGGTGTCGCAGGAACTCATAGAAGCCCGGGCGATCGAAGTCCTCGAAGACCATCCCGCCCTCGATCGTGTAGTTGTTCCAGCGGCTGGCGTAGGCCTTCCGGCCGTTGTCGACGGGTACCGCCTGCATGTAGTCCCGGAACTTGCCCAGGCGCTCGTCCGTGGGCTTGATCATGGTCCACCCGCGCTCTTGTGCGCTGGCGATGGCTAGGGTGATGTTTCCGTTCTCCAGGACGTTATTTTGTCCCGCATCCAGGACGATCCGCCCGAGCCTGGGGAGCCACTCCCCGGCCTCTCCGGCGTCCCTATAAAAGTGCCACCGCTTGGGGTGCCACATGTACATCCACTGATGCATCCGCCGGGCGCGTCGGGCGGGTAGGGCTGCGGTCCCCGCCTGGGGGGACTGGATGGCGGCGGGCTGGCCGATTACTGCTGGCATGGTCTCTCCTCCTCTTTGTGACACATGGGGAGGGGGTGTCCCCCCCTCCCCGTGTCGGGTTGGCTAGGTGTCGGAAAGGATGCCGACGCCGCGCGCGTCCTCCAGGATGCTTACACCGCAGAAGGCGTGGCCCACGATCCGAGAGATACCGGGATCGGCGTCTCGATCGAACTCGGCATAGACCGGAGAGCCGGCCGGAGTCACGAGCGCAGCCATGCTGCCGGGCATCGCCTGGCGGGGGCTGGCCTCGACGTATGCGAGGGCGCCCAGACCCATCATAAAGCCGTTGTAATGGCCTCCGCCCGAGGTCACGGAATCCACGCTGTACGTGTCGCATCCGTAGAGGGTACCGACGTAGCCGGGACCCTTGATCGCGATCTGCTCCGGGGTGGCCGGATTAAATGCGATCGTGTTGCTGGTCTCAGCGCGCAGGCTGCTCTGCAGCTCCACCCACTGGTTGTGATGCAGCACGCACGAGTACGGGCCGGGCACGCTCGACTGCTCCAGCTGGGCGATCGAGTCGAAGAATGCGGCCACGTCCATGTTCGTGGAGGCGGTCACGTCGGAGCTGAACGACTCGGCAGCGGTGCAGACCAGATCCGTTACGCGGAGAATGTAGGCGTCCGCCATCTTGGCCGCGAGCTGGGCGATCCCCAGGTTGCCCGGGCCACCGGTGATCATGAACTTGTCGCTCAGACCATAGGCCAGGATCTGGTGGGCCACTGCGATCGAGGTCTGGCCGACTCCCAGCGCGGTGTTCCCGGCCGCCGTCACCTCGTCCGTGTTGGCCGCGGCCATCGGGTCGTCAAAGGAGACATTTGGGGTGGTCAGGGTGTCAGAGCCCGAGCCGCCCAGGTCGCCCAGGCGGACCATGGTCTGTCGCAGGTCGGTACGGTCGACCAGGTTTTCGTGGATCAGGGAGTTAAAGATCTCAGCCGCCCGCAGGTCCCGGGCGCTACCGGGAACCGCTGCGGTTCCTAGGGTAAGTTCGTTTGCCATTGCTCATTCTCCAGGCGCCACGGGGCGCGCTTTTGTGTTTCGTTGTCTCGCCCTGTCGGGAGGCGTCCCCGTGTCCCCCGTCGCCCGTTGTGGCCGGCGGCGCCCGGTGGGGGGTGTAATGTGTAGACAATAAGGGGCCGCGGGACCCCGGGTCAATTGAAAGGCCAGCCCCCCGCACCGTTGGACAGCGCGGCCTGCAGTGCAGCCTTCCGGGCCTCTCGAGGTAGGGATGCGATGCTCCCGGGTGTGTAGGCCTGCGCAGCGGCGGGCGTAGGGACGGCTCCGGCGTTCGCGGCGGGTGCAGGTGGGGCCGAGGGCTCGGCGGCGCTCTGGGGTGCCTCTACAGGCGCCGCAGGGGCAGCGGCGGGCGCGGCGACCTGGGCAGGAGCCGCAGGGGCTGCAGCGTCCCCGGACAGGTACGGGCGCAGCACAGCCGACGGGGCCTCCTGCTGGGCGCTCCACCAGTCGCCCCACTCCTGGGCGCCCTCGGTGCCTGCCTGCTGGTGATAGCGGTGCAAGGCGTAGTCCCGGACCTCGGGATCTGTGACGCCTGCCGACACCATGGCCAGGTGGGCTTCCCCCGTCTGGCGCTGGTCCTGTAGCTGGGCGGTGAGCGCGTCCCGCTCCGTGCGCAGCTCGGCGGCGATCTCTGCCTTGCGCTCCCAGGCCTTGGCGCTGGCCTCCAGCTCCTGGTGCTGGCTCTGTAGCGCGGCCAGTGCGGCCTCTGCCTCCTTGGCGCGGGCCAGGACGGCATCAAATCGGGGCTTCGGGATCGTGGTCTCGTCGGTCATGTTGTCTCTCCCTCTCACTCTGCCGCCGGATAGACCCGGCGCTCTCTCTGGACTAGATCAAGGTGGGCCTGCGCCTCCTCGCGCGTCCACCCGGGGTTCTTTGCAAGCACGACGTCCACCAGGGACGCCACGCCCAGCGAGATCTCCGCCCGTGCCTCCTCAAGCCGGACGGCCCTCTCCTG